AAACAAGCTGGCATGGTGCAAGAAGATGAAACGCAGGAAGAAGCCACCGATAGTGAATCCGATAGCGAAAGCTCTGAGAACACCTCAGTTCAGGCAGAAAGTGTTTCTGAACAAAAAGAGAAAAAGTCAGTTAAAGCCGAAGCACAAGAAGCGGATGATACAGACCTAAGTGCTGAAGAGAAAACCTTTAAGCAACGCTATGGTGATCTTCGTCGGCACATGCAAGAGAAAGACAAGGAAGTAGCTGCTAAGCTAGAAAAGCTAGAGCAACAACTAGAAGCTGCTACTAAGAATGAGCTTGTACTACCTAAGTCAAACGAAGAGATCGAAGCTTGGGCTAAGAAGTATCCAGACGTAGCAGGTATCGTAGAAGCTATTGCTACAAAGAAAGCTGACGAGAAAGCTGCATCACTAGATACTCGCTTGAAAGAGATCGAAGAGCTACGCATCACAGCTAAGCGTGAGAAAGCTGAAGCTGAACTAGCTGCACTACACCCAGACTTTGGTGAGATTCGCTCAGATGATGTATTCCATGAATGGGCTAAAGATCAGCCTAAGTGGGTACAAGATGCTTTGTACGAGAATGTAGATGATGCTAAGTCTGTAGCTCGTGTGATTGACTTGTATAAAGTTGACAAGGGTATTACTGGTAAAGCAAAATCTAGTAGTGACAAAGGTGCTGCTTCTTCAGTGAAGACAAAACGCAACACTACGCCAGAACACGATGAAGCATCTAAGTATCTTAGTGAATCACAAGTAGCTAAGATGTCTATGAAAGAATATGAGAAGCGCATGGAAGAAATATTTGAAGCCCAGCGCCAAGGAAAGTTTATTTATGATGTGTCAAGAAAATAGTTGACAAATGAATATTCATAAGTAAAACTATAGTATATACACAAATACAAGTGTGTATGCTTTTTAAGCACTAGCCACAAAAAAGAACTACCTCAACGTATAGGCCCAGCGCAGATAGGGCGGCCACCCTTGACGCTAAGCTGACTACCCTAATATGAAGAGCCTCTTTAGTGGATATGTAGTGTCTACTTTCACGCCATATCTATAAGGAGAAATTAACTATGGCTATTACATCCGCATCGGGTGGATTTAACGGGAACTTTTCCCCAATCATCTACTCCAAACAGGCACAGATTGCTCTACGCAAAACTGCTGTCGTAAATGCGATCACAAACAACTCCTACTTCGGAGAGATCGCAAACCAAGGCGATACAGTTCGTATCCAAAAAGAGCCAGACGTAACAGTCAACTCTTTACAACGTCACACACCTATCTCTGTTGAGAAGCTAGATGACCAAGACTTCTCTTTGACCATCGACAAAGCTAACTACTTTGCTTTCAAAATGGATGACATCGAAGAGCAGTTCTCGCACGTTGACTTCACATCTTTGGCTGCTGATCGTGCAGCGTATAAGATGGCTGATGCAATGGACGAAGAAGTTCTTGGTTACCTATCTGGTTACACAGGTGGTGCAGGTTCATGGGCAGTAAACACAACTGCTTCAGGTGACAAAGCAAACTCAGCCGCCTCCAATGGTTCTGCAGCAGATAAAGTCGGTGCTGAACTTTTGGCAGCTAACCGTCTAGATGCTACAGACTTTGGAAACTTGACAATCGCTGCTACTGCAGGTGCAGGTTCGTCTATTCCTCTAGCACCACGTCTTCCAGGCGCAACAGCATTGTCAGCAACTACAGTGTCACCACTAACAGTTATTGCACGTATGGCACGTATCATGGATACAGCTAACGTGGACTCACGTGGACGTTGGATCGTTCTTGACCCGGTATTTGTAGAAATGCTAAAAGACGAAGACGCACGTGTCCTTAACGCTGATTTCGGCGGTACTGGCCTAATGAATGGCTTGGTATTGAACAACCTACACGGCTTCCGTGTTTATGTTTCAAATAACCTTCCATACTTGGGAACAGGTGCAGGTACAACAGGCGTAACTGCACAGGAAGCTAACTACGGTGTTATCGTAGCTGGTCAAGACGAAGCAGTAGCTTCAGCGGAGCAAATCAACAAAGTTGAGAACTACCGTGACCCAGACAGCTTTGCAGACATCGTTCGTGGTATGCACCTATACGGTCGCAAAATCTTGCGTCCAGAGGCAATTGTCACAGCGAACTACAACGCTGCTTAATCTTAGATAAACTATTGGGCTGGTCTTGTCAAGAGGCTGGCCCTTTAGTACATCTACTTTCTCTTAAAAAGGACTCCAAACAATGGCTATCACAACAGCAATGTGTACAAGCTTTAAGTCGGAACTATTGGGTGGTACTCATGATTTGGATACCCACAATATCTATCTTGCACTAATTAAAGCTACACCTACAGGCACATATGGTGCTGCAACTACTAACTACTCTGATGTAACAGGTAACTCTGATGAAGCTACAGGTACAGGTTACACAGCAGGTGGACAACTATTAGATAACGTTACAATCTCTGTAGACGGTACAACAGCTATCGTAGATATTGATGACGAAGTATTCACATCCTCTACTATTTCAGCAGACGGTTGTATTATCTACAATGCTTCTGCTTCTAATGCTGCTATTGCAGTAATTGACTTTGGTGGTACACAGACATCAACAAATGGTGACTATACTATCCAGTTCCCAACTGCAGACGCATCTAACGCAATTATCCGCATCGCATAATAGGAGCATAGACTATGGCTCTCGTAATTAAAGACAGAGTAAAACAAACTACTACCACTACAGGTACGGGTACTCTTACCCTGAATGGTACAGTAGATGGCTTCCAGACTTTTGCTGCTGCTTTGTCTGACGGTGATACTACTTACTATAGTATCTTTGAGCCTAGCACTAATAACTGGGAAGTCGGGCTAGGCACGTGGACAGAAGGTTCATCTCTCCTAGCTCGTACTACCGTATTAGCAAGTTCTAACTCAGGAAGTGCCGTTAACCTTACTGCACAAGCTGAAGTATTTATTTCACAACCTGCAGGTAAAGCTGCATTCTTTAATGCTGATGGTGATCTTGAGCTTAATCGTGATCCACAGACTGCATTACAAGCTGCGACAAAAGAGTACGTAGACACGATTGCTGCTGCAGGTTTGCACTATCATGATCCTGTACGTGTTGAGCGTGAAGGTAACCTAAGTGCTGATTATGACAATGGTACTGCAGGTGTAGGTGCTACACTTACTAACAATAGCACACAAGCTGCACTAGTCATTGATGGTGTTACACTAAGCACAAATGACCGTGTACTTATTTATGAACAAACAGATGCTACACAGAACGGTGTATACACTGTAACTAACACAGGTTCTGCAAGCACTAACTGGGTACTAACCCGATCAACAGACACAGATAGCTATGCCCCATCTGACCCTAACTCGTTTGGTAAAGGTGACGCATTTTTTGTACTAGAAGGTGCGGCAGGTGCAGGTGAACTATATGTGATGAACACTGAAGGTACTATTACCTTTGGTACAACTAATATTACATTTACACAGGTAGCCTCTACTGCTGTATACAGTGCAGGTAACGGTATTACACTAACAGGTACTGTCTTTTCTGCTGATGCAGGTACAGGTGTTACTGTAGATGGCTCTGGTATTAATATTGGTCAGGCTGTAGAAACAAACTCTGATGTGACATTTAACAGTGTAACAGCAAGTCTAACGGGTAACGTGACAGGTAACGTCACTGGTGATGTAACAGGTAATGCTGATACAGCTACAGCCCTACAGACTGCTCGTAACATCGGTGGTGTATCATTTGATGGTACAGCAAGTATTAACTTACCAGGTGTTAACACTACAGGTAACCAAGATACAACAGGCAATGCAGCTACTGCAACAGCTTGGGAAACAGGGCGTACTATCAGCCTGACAGGTGATGTTACTGGTAGTGTTACAGGTGTAGACGGTACAGGTAACGCAACTATTGCAACTACTATTGCTGCTGATTCTGTAGCACTAGGTACTGACACTACAGGTAACTACGTAACGTCTGTAGCTTCAGGCAACTACATCACAGGTGGTGCTGCAGGTTCCGAAGGTGCTGCACTTACGATTGGCGTAGATGCTACTCCAAACAATACAGCATCTAAAGTTGTAGCTCGTGATGCATCAGGTAACTTTAGTGCAGGTACTATTACTGCTGCTCTTAGTGGTAATGCTTCTACTGCATCTGCACTGGCTACAGCACGTAATATTGCACTATCAGGTGCGGTAACTGGTAATGCTAACTTTGATGGCTCTGGTAATATCAGCATCAGCACTACTGCTACATCTGATCCTACACTAACACTTTCAGGTGATGCATCTGGTTCTGCTACATTCACGAACCTTGGCAATGCAACATTGTCAGTCACAGTTGCAGACGATAGCCACAACCACGTTATCTCAAACGTAGATGGATTGCAGACTGCGTTGGATGGTAAGCTATCCACAACTGGCAAGGCGGCTGACAGTAACTTGTTGGATGGCATTGATAGTGGCAGCTTTGTTCGTAGTGATACATCGGACACTATGTCTGGAACATACAATATCACAGGCAATCTAGGCGTAGGTAATACAACACCAGGGAATACTTTTAATAACGGTAAAGCTATTGCTTTAGGCGACAACGATACAGGTATTCGTCAAGACGGTGATGGTGAACTTGAGTTGTGGGCAAACAACCAAGAGATTGCTCACTTTAATACGGGTGGCATAAATCACTACAAATCTACATACCACAACAACAATACTTTGTATGATGTAGAGGACATTTATCTAAACGATAAGCTGTTCCATGATGGTGATACTGATACTTATCTTGGTTTTGGTACTAACACTATTAACCTAGTTACAGGTAATAGCACCTCTGCTACGTTTAACAGCTCTGGTATTTTTGTAACAGATGGCTCAGTAGCAGAAGATTATGATGCTCTTTCAGGTACATCGCCTACATGTAATGTAGACAACGGTGGAGCATTTAGCCTTACAATGTCAGGCAATACCACCTTTACATTTAGTGGTGCATCTAGTGGATACATCCAAGGCTTTGTCCTACAGCTAACAGGCAACGGGTCAACGGTCACATGGCCTAGCTCAGTTAAGTGGGCAGGTGGTACAGCCCCAGATGCCCCTGCTTCAGGTGAAACAGATATTCTAGTCTTCCATACACGTGATGGTGGTACAAACTGGTACGGTGTACTTGCAAGTGATGCTGCTGCATAAGGAGTAAAGCATGGCCTACTCAACTAATCCTTTCTCCGTAGCTACCTTTGGTGAAAGCTATGAACAGGCCGATGCTTCCTTTAGCCTTACAGGTGTAGCAGGTACAGGTGTAATCAATGGTGCAGGAGTTAACGTTAGCTCTCGTACTAATGTTGATCTTACAGGTGTACAAGCTAACGGTGCAGCAGGTAGTGCAACAGCAGCAGCCGAAGCAGTAGTTGCACCAACAGGTGTAGCAGGTACAGGTGCAGCAGATGATGGCCTAACATTTATCTTAGGCGTTGGTACTACACCTACTATTACTGGTGTATCTGCTACAGGTAATATAACTAGCTCTAACTCATTCTCAACATTTACAGCAGAGGGTGATGCACAACTTTCTACAGCACAACAAAAGTTTGGCACTGCATCATTACTGTTAGATGGAACAGATGATTATGTAGAGTCTGATAGTAACATTGATTTAAGTTCAGGTGATTTCACAGTAGATATGTGGATTAGACCTGACAACGTTACAGGTTACAAAGGACTATTTCAGTCTGGTACAAGTTCTCTATTAAGTGTTTATTTAATTGGAGATCAAGTCCAAGGTACTGTTGCAGGATCAACAACTCTCTTTATTTCTGATACCAGAGTTTCTGCAAATGTCTGGACTATGATTACGGTTGAACGTGAAGGAAACGTTCATAGACTATACATTAACGGAACATTAGAGGAATCAAGTTCTAGTGCTAACCGTCCAGACAATGGTACTTTTACTGTAGGTAAAAATGGTTTTGGTGATTTTGATGGTTACATTGACGAAGTAAGACTTTCTAATGTAGCACAGTATACTGGAACAGGCTTTACTCCACCTACCTCTGCCTTTACAGTAGATAATGACACGTTAGCATTACTACATTTTGATGGTACAAATGCTTCTACAGACATTGTAAATGCAGCTAACCTTGCTTATCTTACTGTAAGCGCTGGGTTTGGTCCTACTATCCAACCTGTAGGGTTTGGCTTAGAGATTATCACTGACTCACTTCTAGTAGATGGTGACGAAGTTGTAGTTGAGTCAGATGCTAACATCAGTCTAGCAGGTAAAGGTGTAGCAGGTACAGTATCAGGCAACACTGTCACACTAGACTGTAAAGCTGTAGTATTACCAGTAGGTGTACAGGGTACGTTTACTGTAGGTGATGAAACAATAAACACAGTACAGTTTGACTATGAGTCAATTAAACAAAACTATAGCAGAGATCGTACTGCTTACATAGGCGAGTATAGCACACTAGGTAACACAGTGTATGTACGTGCAGCATAGGAATAATAATAATGTCTCTTAAATGGCCTAACAAAGACCCTGATGAAATACTAGACTACAGCATTGATTGGTCACGCTTCCTTAGTGGTGCAACTATCAGCAGTGTTACTTGGTATGTTGATGACGCTGATGGTGTAAAGACACAGCTAATCCCTAGTGGTCAACTTGTTAATGGTATTCAGTTAGTGTCTGCTACTAACACTGATACAGTTACTACAGCACGTTTAGGTTCAGGCTCTAACAACATACTATATCAGTTCTATTGTCGTATAGCTGACTCGAATGGCTTGGTAGTGGAGCGCAAGGTTCGTTTACGTGTAAGGAATAAATAATGGCTTATAACTATCTAGGACTAGTAAACGAGGTTAACCGTAGGCTGAACGAAGTAGAGCTAACAAGTTCTAACTTTGCTACAGCTTCAGGTTTCTACAATACAGCTAAGGATGCTGTAAATGCTTCACTACGACACATTAACCACGAAGAGTCTAACTGGCCTTGGAATCACATCTTAGAGGAAGAGACTCTTACAGCAGGTGTAACACGTTACGATTATCCTACAGATGCTAAGCTGATTGACATGAACAGTTTCCGCATCAAGAAAGATACTACATTAAATGTAAGTACTACTAAACTAAAATCAATGGATTATCAAGAATACCTTGACAATTACGTTGATTACGAGTATAACTCTGATAGTGATATGCAGACTCTTCCACGTC